CGCAGGTTGGCCTTGTAGCGCAGGTAGACGTTGACGTCACGACCTGCCTTGGTCAGGTAGGCGATGTTGTGCTTTTTCGCATAGTTCGTGACGAGCCAGTCCAGAAGGCGCAGGCTAATCTTGGACTCTCCGGTGAGAATGGGCTTCACGCGCGCGAGAATTGCAGCATCGCCATAGAAGGCCGAAAGGCGGCGCAGGACCATATCTTCCTTCGAGGCGATTGTCTCCATAGCTGAGTTCTGGGTTTTCATAGAAAATGGCTTCGTGTGTATATGAGCGAGACAAAGCTTCCGGAGAACTTCTGGACAGTGGAGGTTCCGGTAGACCCCCTTGCGATGGACCCTGAGGTTGGTGCAGACCTCACGAAGATTGACGCCCATACAGCCGAGCTGGAGTCGCTTGTCCAACAGATGTGGAAGGACATGACGACGGAGACGAAGCTCCTCGATGGAACGGAGGTCCCCGAACGGGAGGAGATCGTCATCCCCCGCACGGTGACGGAGGACGTGTGGAGGTCCATGCAGGTCGCCACTCGGAAGACGATGGAGTGTCGGTGCGCGTTTGATGTCTCAGGAAACTCGCTAGAGACAGCATCAAAATGAACGCTGACCTATTCGCAGATGTTTGGCCGAAGATGTATGCAGAGGGCATCGCATCCGGACGCACCGAGAAGGAAATCAACGAGGAGTTCAGTAAACTCTGTCGCAAGCGGGAGATGGAGAAGCTTCTGCTGGAACGCGTAGACCTGAAGACCCCACACAAGTGCGCCGCTTCGCCCGTGCTGGTGGTTCCCTATGAAAACGTACCGGAGTCTAAACAGACTCTGATTCAGTAAAGCAATGGAAGATGCCCTCTCTCAGTGGCTCCTTGAAAATCGCCCCTATACTCATCTCGGCACTCGTGTCCGCCACTTCGTATTATACTGCCGTACTCTACAGCCACACCTCTCATACACCGTCCTCAAACGTGCTGTTACCGCCACCGTTGACCGACTCCTCCTCGGCGATGTCGGGCGTCTCTGGAGCCGCGACCGTGCCTTCGAGCGTGTTCTCCGTCTTTACGGGCAGAACGATCAGCGTTCCGACCAGTGGCACGCCAAGCGCGGCGAACTCATCACCGCCTCCGAAGTCTACAAAGTCTTTGGAAGCGAGGACGCCCGTCGCGAACTCCTCCTGAAGAAGCTGGAGCCTCCGGCCACATCCGAGACCTGGAAGCACAACCCCATTCCCGCGTTGGTCTGGGGCACTCGCTTTGAGCCCATCGCGAAGAAACTCTACGAGGACGAGACGAATTGTACCATCTTGGAAGTCTCCTGTGCGCAACACCCACGGGTGCCGTTTCTCGGAGCCTCACCCGACGGACTGATTGTTCCGAAGGACGATGACCCGAAGCGCTATGGCCGCCTCGTGGAGTTCAAGTGTCCGATGAGCCGCGTGGAGAAACCCGAGATTCCGCCGGCCTACGTGCACCAGATGCAGATGCAAATGGAGTGCACGGGCATTGACGAGTGTGAGTATGTGGAGTTCCGCTTCAAGCAGGTCAGCTACAATGAGTGGGCGAAGTCGGACAAGCGGAAGGGAGCCTTTGGGGTCTACGATGATGGGCGTGTGGTCTACGATGTGGAGAGTCACACGGAGGATATGCAGGTGGTCTACTGGGTTCTCCAGTCGATGAAGAAGGACTTCGTGCCCAAGGACCCGAACTGGCTCTCGGACCACCTTCCCGCACTCCAGTCGTTCTGGGATGAGGTCTGTGCGCATCGGGCTGCGGGGACACGGCCTGCAGACAAGACCGTCGCCTCCCTAGATGTATGACCACCCTGTTTGATATGGATAGACACAAATTGCGTCCTCATAGCGTTGATGGACAAACTGAAAGCTAATTTGGTCTTCAATTCCACAGACCTGAATCTCAGAGAACCAGAGGTCTCCTATCTCCTTTGCGAGAGCGCAGCGCTTCCGGATATGAAATCCACAGCACACTCGCTGGGGTTTGGAAGCATCATACCCCATCGCCAAGCGGGAGTGGATATACGCAACAGCCTTCGCACGCTGGCGTGCGTATTTTTCGTGCTGCATCGCTTCCTGGAACTCTCCCCAGACATCCGTATAGGACAGCGGATGCTGTGTGAACGCCCAGACTGCAGAGGATGCGTCAAGGTCCGCAACAATCCGATCAAGAACCTCTCGGCTCGTCAATCGAAGTTTGGAATCGACCCAACAGAGATACGAATAGAGCGCAAGTTGATCATACTCCCAGGGACAACAGCGAAGGTGTTTTGTCTGCTCGGCACACACGAGATTGTCTTCTGAGAGGGGGAGGTCTACCCAAACCGGCTTCCACTGTGTCGCATGCAGACGTTCAAACGTGGTCGGGTTGTTCGTAAAGTAATAGCAGTCAATCCCATCGAGAGGCTCTGCGATGATATTGGCCCAGTTTGAATCTGTCCCGAAGAAACACGTATAGACCGCGAGCATACCGTTTACGAGGGACGTGAATGAAAGCGGTATGGACCCCGAGTATTTTGAACCCGCAGGCCGGCAGCATTATCGCCTTCTCGAGTCACTCTCTGTGAGTGTCTCGGGGTGTACGTTGGTCGACATCGGAACGCACAAGGGGATGTCGGCGCTTGCGCTTGCTACGAACCCCACGAATCGCGTGGTATCCTTCGACCTCGTGCGAAAGGATGGTCTTCCCGAACGTCCGAATATCGAGTATCATACGGACGACCTGATGACAGAGGAAGGGCGCGCGACGTGGAAGGACATCCTCCTCGCGTCTCCCTACATCTTTTTGGATATTGACCCCCACGAAGGAACTCGCGAATATGCCTTCTACGAGTGGTTGCGCGACAACAAGTATATGGGAACCCTTATTTGTGACGACATCTGGTACTTCAAGGAGATGCGCGACAACTTCTGGTTGAAGATTCCGTCGGAGTTCAAGACTGACCTAACGGCGACTGGACACTGGTCGGGAACGGGTCAGATTCGGTTTCAGGCGTCCCCTCCTCCTCCTTCAACCTGGACGGTTGTGACGGGATATTTTGACCTGACGCGGATGCCCGACGCATCCCCTTCCATTCGTGGCCGCCCTGCATCCCATTACTTGAAGCATGCAACGTATACGATGGCACTTGACCAACCCCTGATTGTCTTCTGCGAGCCCGATATGCTCTCAACCCTGACGACGCTTCGGCCGGCCCATCTGCTTGCGAAGACGAAGTTCATTCCGATATGGTTTGAGGACTTCCCTCTGACGAAGTACCGTGACCGCATTCTTGAGAACCGGAAGACGCGCCCTTCTCCCGATGACCGCAATACGGCATCGTACTATCTCCTCTGTATGGCTCGGTATGCAATGCTCAAGCGAGCGATTGCCGAGAATCCCTTTGGGTCAACGCACTTCGCGTGGCTCAACATCTGTATTGAGCGAATGGGCTTTCAGAATCTCATCCAGCTTCCGCGTGTCTTTGAGCTCAACCGTGATAAGTTCTCCACGTGCTATATTGACTACCAGCGCAAGGAGAACTACCTGGACGGCGTCATGCGGTGGGGGCGGTGTTCGATGTGCAGTGGGTTCTTCACGGGCAATGCCCAGTATATGAAGTCCTTCTGTGACCGGATTGAATCCAAGTTTCTTGAGTGTCTTGAGAAGGGATACGGACATGCCGACGAGCAGCTGTATTCGCTTGTCTACTTCGATGACCCCTCCATCTTCGAGGTCTACTACGGAGACTACACAGAGATGATTACAAACTACGAATGGATTCGGGAGCGAGCCAATCAGCCGCTCTATCTCCTCATCAAGCACAGTTATGACGCAGGCGACTACACGACCTGTCTCCCAGGGTGTCTTGCACTCTGGAGGTCCTGGAAGCGTGGGTTTGCGAAACTGTCGGAGCTGGAGGTCACGCACCTCATTTGGTACTACGAGCAAACTCTCTCGCACCTTGGCCTTCCTCGCGTATTGGAGTAGTTTAGAAGAGACCCTCCTTTCCCCCTTCAATGATTACCTTCGTGACGGGTCTCTTCCATCTCCGAGAAGACAGGTCACGCGACCGGTCTGCAGAAACTCGGATTGATCTCTTTCGTAAACTCGAGAGCTCTGGGATCAAGCTTCATCTCTTTACGAGCCCAGAGTATGCGCACCTTGGGGGAGAGGTCGTGGAGCTTGAGGAGTTGGACGCGTTTCGGAACGCGCCTCCAGGTCTTCCCGCGGTCCGTACGGACTATCACGACACACGGAACTTCCTTGCGTTCATCAATGCGAAGATTGAACTCGTGACACGAGCGATGAAGACGGGAACAACGACGCACTATGCGTGGATTGATTTCAGCATCTGTCACGTGTTCCGAGATATGCCGCGCACGCTGGCCTACCTGTCGATGCTTGGACAGTCGCGCCTTCGCGATCGGTGTCTGTTGGTTCCTGGCTGTTGGGGGCCCGGAACGTTTACGGACCGGGTCAACTGGCGGTTCTGTGGAGGGTTCTTCGTGGGTGACAAGGAGTCCATTCTCGAGTTTGATGCCTCCCATCGCCGAGCGTATCGTGAGCTCCCCCATCTCACCTGGGAAGTCAACACCTGGGCTCGTGCAGAGGTCCCAGGACTCACGTGGTACGCTGCCGATCATACTGACAGTATCGTCCGAATTCCGCCCGAGTTTTTCTATACGGTTGCGAGCCTGACAACGATTCCGCCCCGCTTTGACACTGAGTGCCGCCTCGCGGTGGAGTCGCTTCGTCCTCAAGTGGATGCGATTGTCCTGAGTGTCCCCGAGTCGTATCGTCGGTTTGAGAGTCAGCCGCTTCCCGAATGGATGTCGTCTGTCCAGGTAGTTCGTGGAGAGGACCTCGGGCCTGCATCCAAGTACTTGGGAGCCCTCTCAAAGATTCCGCAGGGAGCGTGGGTCTTCATCTGCGACGATGACCAGGAATACCATCCCACGCTTCTTCGTCGGATGAAGGCGGGTGTTACAACCCTAGGTGTCTATCAGAATCACTTTGCGTCCATTCAACAGAAGACCTCGGGTGGAATGATTCACGGATACGTTGGACTTCTTGTTCACGAATCGCTCCTTCGGGACCTTCCCTCCTTCCCGCTTCCGGAGGCCGCTCGGTTTGTGGATGACCAGTGGATGTCGGCCTACTGTTGGAGGCACGGCATCTCTGTTTCCCCGACCTCCGTGGAGGCGTACGCCGATATCTTTGCAGTGCTTCAGAATGGACATGAAAAGCTGGGATGTGCATCTCTCTCTGGGCTTCAGACCCGAGACCAGCGTGTGCGAGAGCTTGAAGACGCACTTGGGATTGTCTTCACCGGACCCACAGTTTCCACCAAGGCTTCTTCTGAGGCTTAAACTTCGTCGTCCACTCGTCAATCGTATACTTATCGCCCATACTGCGGTTACACCGTGCACAAATTGGAACAAGGTTGTCCAGCGTCGTCTTGCCACCCTTGCTTTCCGGGATATTGTGCCCGCACTCATAGTCAAACACGTTGATTTGATTCCGACACCACGAGACACGACACCGTCCCTCAAACTTTCGCCCCATCCGCGAGAGCCAGACCTGCTCAGCCAGGGCCTTGGGAATCTTCTTCTTTTTATACACGTCGGCGGGTACGTCTCGAAACTCCATTGCGTCTCTTCTTCGCGACACGCGTAGACCGCTTCTTCATCGTGCGACGACGACCCCGACCTGCGCGAGGGGCTTGTGCGCCCGACTCCACGCTGGACGTGGTCTCCGTGCGTGGCGGAATGGAAATCGTCATACCTTGCGGCTCACCACCGGGAGGGGAGGACATTTATACTGGAACGAAGGATTTATACGCGACGACGGCGAGTAGACCGCGTCTTCGCACGACGACGGCGACTCTTCCCGGTCTGTCCAGTTGGGCGGGGTCCAGGAGATGGGGTTGTGCGAGGAGGAGGGCGGGTTGATGGAGGAGGGTTCGGAGAGGCAGGTCGTTTCGGAGACTCGTTACTAAATCCGGGCATTTATACTGGAACGAAGGATTTATACTGATTGACCTGGAAGGGGGTCTGCATTCCCTGAACTGGTCCAATGGACACGGGAGAGGGCGACATGTGGTTCGTCATCTGCTCGTAGGAGGAGTTCTCCGTGGCCACCGTCCGCTGCACCTGACGCTTGTCCAAGAACTCCGGCTGGAACCGCTCGCGTCCAAAGTAGAGTACAGCAATCAGCACAAAGAGTGCGACCACGAGAAGGGTCGTCGGCTTCATTATGAGTGAGGCACGAAAAAACGAACCGCTTTCTGTCTGGGATACAGACAAGCACAATGGAGGAGAAAGCTCTTGAGACGCTTCGTACCTTCCTCGGCCGCCGCAAGCTGGATACGACAACGGCCGTCGTTCGCGGCGACCTTCCGAACGTGAACCTCTACACCATCGGGGCCGTCCTCGTGCTCTTCAGTCAGAAGGACAAGGGCCTCTTGGACAAGGACATTCGGAACTTCGTCAAGTTCGCAGAGGACAACTCGCATACGAACGGGATGATTATCGTCTCGATGGCCAAGCCCTCTGCCAACGTTCTGCGTGTCATCAAGTCCTACGCGAAAGACCGTATCCAATTCTTCTGGATCTGGCACCTCCAGAACGACTGGACGACGCACCGGTATTCAATGCCCCACCGGATTCTCAACCAGGACGAGACGACGGCGCTCATCAAACGCTACAAGCTGACCAACCCGGCCGACCAGATTCCGTCCATTGACTCGCAGGACTATCAGGCGCGTGTCCTCGGAGCCGTTCCGGGAGACATTCTGGAGATTCAGCGGCATAGCGACGTGGCAGGGCCCGCACTCTACTATCGGTATTGCGTGGAGGACGTAAATGTTGCCTGAGAACAATGCCACTGGACGAACTGAACACACAGTTGACGTCGCTTCGGGCGCAGTACACACAGCTTGCGTCGCAGGCGACGGCGAACCCCTCTCAGGTTGCGACGCTGCTTCCGCAGATTCAGACACTCAACCAGCAGATTGCAACCGTGCTGGACCAGATGCTTACCGAGATGCAGTATGCGCAAGAGGGACCCAACAGCGAGGCGTATCGCGACCAGCTGGTGGAACAGTTGTCTCGGATTCAGATGGACTACAATGGATTGAAGGCGAACACGGATACGATGCAGACGCTGCGTCGGATTCGGAGCTTCCAGGATGACTCGTGGAAGTCTCCGTTGTTCACCTATATTGCGCTGCTGCTTGTTGCAGCCCTTATGCTTGTACTTGTGATGCTGTTCCGTCGTCAGAAGAAGGACAGTGCGACGATGCCGAGCACAAGCCCTGCCGCGATCCCGCCCTTGACGTAAAGACCCGTCATATCGGCGACAGGGACATTGTCCATCTGCTTTTTGATGGTGAGATAGCGGTCCTCCGCCTGAGGGCCTTCGGTCTTCACACGCTGAAAGTCTGCCTGCGTCTGGACCATATCCGAATTGGCTGTCCGGTACGAGGTTACGTCCGCATTGATTGCGTCGGCTTCCCGCGTGAGTTGCGACGACAGGCTTGCGATATACTGGTCCAACCACGCTTTGTTTCCTTCGTAAATCTGCTTGTACTGCGACTGTCCCGTCATCTTGTACTCCAGGAGGTTGTCTCGCAGCTGTCCGATGACCTGGGGAATGGAGGCACTGGTGGACGAGGTTGGCATGTTGCTGATGGGGATATCATTGGTCATCGGGAGTCCCACATATGCCATCACAAGCCGCTTGGCGTCCCCATTGCGAAAGACTTCAAGATACAGAGGGGCGGCGTTCGGTGCAGCTTGGAGCTCTGTCGTCGTTTGGGCGATGTAATTGTTCACAACGTCCTCCGTAATCGGTTCTGTCGCGGGGATATAGATTTTGGTTTGGAAATCCTGAATGATCGCGATAGGATAGTCCTTGGCCGTGAGTCCTTGATACGTTGCAGCCGTCGCTTTCTGTTGAAACGACGTCGGCGCCAACGCAAAGATGCGGTCTCGTTCCTCAGTCGTCACAGTGCCGCGAAGGTCCTTGATGGTATCTGTGAACGCCAGATGCTCGCGACGGCCCAGAAAGACCAGCAGGAGAATCCCCGCCGCTAGGAGAAGCTCTCGGGTATACATTACTTCTCGGGAAGGAATAAATGCCGGTGGAATCGTTCTTTGAACTCAGCGAGCCGCGCCACGTTCGTCTTACGACGTCTGCAGGAGAGCACACGCGCTATGTCCGGATGATGGCCCAGGCTGCTCCGTATATCCAGTCCGGGCAGGTCGTAGGAGCTCCTACGCTTGGATGGAAGTCCCCGGCCCTCAACGCCGAGGTCCGCCTGATTGCGCCGCTGTGGGGAGCGCTGAACACGTTTCTTCCCAACCGTAAGTAATGCAGTGCCCTTCGGGATTCAAGACGATGGAGGAGGATGGCCAGACGATGTGTGTCTCGCAGCGGGACAACTCCATTCGGATGCCGCTTGGGTCTCCGCCTCCTCAGCCGACGCGCGAGACGATGGAGGACCTCTCGGGGGTGTCCACCATTCGCAGCGATGTGTTTCCGGTCTATGAGACCTTTGATACGCTTCAGGAGGCTGTGCAGGAGCTGAAACCCCTTCGTCCTCCAACGGCCCCAGCCTCTGACCTTGCGATTGAACGCAGGGCCATCCTAGAGAGCTCAGCTCCGAACTTCCTGCTGATTCAGGTGGAACTAGCGATTGTCATTCTCTGTCTGCTGGCCTATGCCTTCCTTCCTCTGGAGTACGCACCGGGTGTTGCAGTGCTTCTTCTGAGCGTGGGCGTCGCAGTCGGAATCTTTCTGTGGAAGTGAGTAATGGGAAACTGTCCATCTGGGTTTACACCCGTCGGACTTCAGTGCGTCGTGACCTGTTCCTCCGAGGACAGTCTGACGAATCGGTTCGTCAATGGCGAACCTCGCTGTACCTACACGGCAGATGACACGAAGTTTTTCCTCCTCAAGCAGGCTCCCTCGTTTATGCTCAAAGAGGGAGACCCCGTCCCCACGATGGAGTGGGTAAGGACAAATCATCCTGGACACTACCAGGCTCTGAAAGAAGCACAGGATGACTACACGGCCAAGCGTGATGTCCTGATGACGACCATCTCGCGCGATCGTCTCATCGCAGATGCCTTCCGTCAGCTCCAGACCGCAGAAAACACACGGGCGACCAATCCTCAGGGCTACCAAGCTGCGCGGAACCGCTATTACACGCTGACACAGGGAGAGTCGTGGGCCACAACTGAGCGCCAACGGGTCTTGAACGCCGAGGTGCTCCCCGAGATTACGCCCTACCTTCAGTCGATTAACTTCCTCGCCGAGCGCCAGACTCAGCAGGCAGGAACAAAGACGGCTGTGGATGCCGTGAAGTCTCGTCTCGTCTCGCTGAAGGATGACTTCCGGACAACGACCACGACGCTGATGAAGCAGGTCACCGAGCTTCAGAACCAGATTGAGCTCCAGAAGCGCCGAACGATCGTGCAGCAGGCGCAGACCAACGACTGGTTTGTTAACGCCCTCATTGTCATTCTCTCGCTTGTCGTTATCTACATCCTGTATCGTCGCATCATGAAGCCGTCAACACCTGCGCCAACCACTCGCGGTGTTCAGACTTCCGCTTATACGTCTCGCGGCACACAAGTCTAATGGAGTGTCGCATCTGCTTCGGCGATGAGCGACCTGAAACGATGCTCATCCCATGTGCGTGTCGCGGAACCTCGGCCTATGTTCACGATGCGTGTCTTCGTACCTATTTCTCGTACTACCCTGATCGCATCTGTCGGGTGTGCCATGAACGCATGGGACACCCGTGGATTGATACTGAGCGCAACCTCATCTGCGCAACCCTCATCCTTGTTTGGTCTGCCATCCTTCTTGTACTGTCCGCTGTTCCTGTTGCGAGTAAGATTGTTACGTATGTCGCACTTACATCGCTTCTCCTTCACCACATCCGTCGGAAGCAGCTGACCTATGAGATGACGATTGCGATTCTCGCGGTGTCTGGGGTTCTCTTTTTGACCGAGCCGCAGTATCTCCCGCAGACCGTCTTCCTATGTGCTGCGTTGCTGGTCCTCCTGACGCTCTGTCTGTTTATGCCCGTGGAAACGGTCTTTCTCGTCCTCGTCTTCTGTCTTTCCATGTCTTACAGCCTCCTCCTCCTTTTCATGGTCGCCCTGCGAACCGACCCCGCCTTCACCGGCCTCCTCCTCCTTGTGGTCGCCATCTTCTGGTTGGTCTTCTTGCGCCCGCGCGGTGTGGAATGACGACGACCGCCGCGCCTCCCGAGTCCAAATCCAAACGGATCTTGCGCAGAGGGCTGGGGGGCTGCAAATCCCGATGAAAACATCTGCCCATAGTTGGGCTGCACAGGTGCGGTGGCGACGCGAGGACCATAGGCTGCCGAATCCCATCGCGGGTTGGGGTCGGTTGGCGCAAAGGACGCATAGCGAGACCCCACGGTAGACGCATCGGTAAAGGCGGCCGTGGAAGTGGGAGGGGGCACTGCCATCAAGTTCTGGTACTGTTGACTATAACTTGACCCGAATGCGTCACGCACAGCCGGAGACGGGCCGGCTGACGCTCCCGACCCCATTCCGGAGAACATCGGTTGCGCGGACGCTCCCGACCCCATTCCGGAGAACATCGGTTGCGCGGCACTTGCAGGGGAGGTATTGGCGAACCCCGCCGATGAACGCTGGGGTGCGGATGCGGGAGCAGACGACCCGAATCCGGGGAACAGTGGCGCTGGAGCAGCCGCGGCCGCAGAGCGCTCCTCATAAGACGTTGCGTTCTGCCGACCACCCGGTCCGCGAGAAAGGCTAGCAAAGGGATCTCCGCTGCTCGGCGAGGGAACATATCCAGCCCCCGGTGCAGAGGGGAAGGGGTTGGCGGCATAGTGGGCTGCCTGCGCCGCGTAGGCTTGGGCAATCCCCTGACCGCCTCGGTCAAACAGATTGATTCCAGCCGTAAACCGAGAATCGGGCATCGCAACACCCTGCTGCATCCACGGAGGCGCGGACGCAGGGTTTACGTTCGCAAATCCGGGATACGGAAGCGGACTGACTCCCGGGACATACCCAGGTTGAACTGCGGCCGCTTCTTTCGGATAGGAGGAGAACGGACCGGTCTGCGGTTGAACCATATACCGGGGGTCGGGCCCAGGGGCGGGTTCTACCGAGGGTGGGATCCACACAGTGGAGTAGGACGACATTGGTTTCTGGCAAGAAACGTTTGCGTTCGCACGGCTGTCTTCAAACCGACACGTCTCACAATGGATGTTGTGGATGACCGAACCGTGATGGACTTTCAGAAGACCACCTTCTGCGGCCATCCGAGACCCGCAGTGTCCAAATTTCTCCTGCAGAACATTCAGCTGGGGCACGCAGATTACGCGTGCTATTGGTCTCTAGAGCTCCTGTGCTCGGGGCTCGTCCACACGCTCTGGATGGCCCTCTTTGAAGCGGCAGCGCTGCACGTCAACCGCGCGAATCCGAACGTCTTCCTGTATCTCGCAAAGGCCTACGAGACGTATGCGCCCCTGGAAGCGACCTACTCTGCCGTGGAAATGACGAAGCTCCGCAACAACCCGGAAGCCCGTCGGATGGTCTGTGAGGCAGCCGCGGTTGTCGCTCTGTGTCGCAAGAACAAGCTCCCCAGTCTTCCGACCATCAAGCCCGCCCACGACTTTGATTCGGTGACCCTTCAGGAGTCTCTTCGCGCACCGTCTACCCTCTACGGGAAACTCGTTCTGCGTCGTGATGATCCGCTGTCGATGGCCATCCCGATGAATGAGCTCTGCTACTGCCTTCGTCCAGATGTGCGGGACGCAACCCGGTCTCTGTATTGGATGGCGTGGACCTATGCCTACTGCCGCGAGCACAAGAAGCAGACGAAGGCCGCCCTGACCTTCGCCGACCGGTCGGACGAGTTCGTCGGACACGATCACGGACGTCACGTTGTCTGGATGCTCTGGGACGCGGTGCGCAAGCAAATGCAACCCGCAGCCCGGCCCTACGTGGACGTTCTCTACAAGATGTATTGCCTTCGCTGGTCTCCGTCCGATGCGAAGGCCCGTCAGCCTCTCTTGTCGGCTGCGATTCTGCTCGTGTGCGAGGGCACACTGGACACGACACCTGTCACGGGGCAAACACTCGCGGTCTCGCAGATTCTCAATGGGATTCCGGGCTGGATTGATGCCATCGTGAAGACCCGCCAGAGTTTCTCGGCGTAAGACAAATGGTCCGTCTCACGCAGAAGCACACCGCAACACTCCAGGCGGTTCTCCTCTTCTTCCTGATTTCCAACCCGATGACCTACCGGCTGACCAACAGCCTGCTCGGAGGACTCGTCGGTCGTCTCGCGGACCCCTCGGGCTGCCCGACCGCACGCGGTCTCCTCGTTCACTCTGCGGTCTTTGGCCTCATCGTCTACGGGCTGATGCTGCTTTAATCTCGCGAGAGAGCAATGGCTACACCCGCAGGACAAGGCGCAACTCCAAGCGCACCCGTTCCCGCCGCAGCCGTAGGTGAGGGAGGAGTTCCGTTGACCCTTGAGGAAGCGTTCCCTCTCGTGAGCAAAGCGACCTCCAAAGCCGAGCTTATGGACATCGCGAAGCGGGTTCGTCCAGCCCGCCCTTGGGCAGATGACGAGGAGCTGTTCCAAGGTCTCTTGGGGTCTCTGAATCGCGCGAAGGACTGGCTGGAGACCCAGATTGACTCGGACATTGCCGCCTCCAATCACCCATTTGGACTGCCGGGAGGGCGGAAGAAACTCTCACGGAACCATAATGCCCGTCGCCGCAGGACAAGGCGCGGTTCCAAGCGCGCCGCCACCCGTCGCCGCAGGTGAGGGAGCTGCACCTAGCTATGGACCTCAGCAAGCCCTTGATGAGCTCGCCCCTCTGAACCACGGAACCTTTCAGCAACTCCGTGACATTCTCGCACGCGTCCATCCTCCGATTCCGTGGCTGAACGACCCGAACTCCGAGCAATACCGCCAGGTGTTCATTGGACTGGACCCTCAGATTCCGCCCGCCATTCCCGGGCTTCCGGTGAACGTTCCGTTCTGGCACAACAAGATGCAAGCTGAGTTCTATCTCGCGATGATGCTCCCCGAGGGAGGTCGCAGAAAAACCCTCTCGCGACATCATAATGCCCACCGCCGCAGGAACCGGCGCGGTTCCAAACGAGGCCGCACCCGCCGCAGTCGCAGGTCAGGGAGCCGCACCTGAGTTTTCACGCGTGGACGCGATGCGAGCCCTCCTTGCGCTTCCTCGGAATCCACCGAACAAGTTTGAGCTGCTGTACGACATCTTCGCACGCGCCCGTCCCCCGGTTCCGTGGCTTGGCGACCCGACCTCTGCGGAGTATCGTGAGGTCTTTGAAGGATTGGACCCACGCGTGCCTATCGTTCACCCCGAGATGGCAAACGGGGGAGACTTTCCGTTGAACCGGATTAACGCCTATATGCGCCTCAGACTCCCGCAGGGGGGCCGCAAGCGCGCAACTCGCAAGCGGAAGCATTTTCGGAAGAGAACCTCCCGTAGACACTAAATGGAGAATCTTCGCAAGCTTGTCACCTACTGGAAGGGCAAGGAGGTTCCCGGTGTCCCTCGTGCGTCCGAGAGCCTGTTTGCACATCTGGAGGAGACCTTTCTTCCCCACGTCCTTCGTGTTCTGAAGAAAGACAATACACTTCTCGCCGAGGTAGAGGTCTTCCCTGGCGTGAAGGTGCCGTGGACTGGCACAGATGAGGAGTGGAAGCTGCTCCAGATGGCGCTCCTCTATTCCGTCCTCCACGGAGACCCCAAGGAGAAGTTCGGCAAGATTCTGGAGGCGGTCAAGGGCCTCATCCCCGGTGGCTCTGCACAGTCCGACGAGATTAGCAAGATTCTGGAGGACGAGGAGACCCAGTCCTCCTTCCAGGAGATGCTGGAGCTCCTGATGAACACGCGCCTCGCCAGTCTCATCGGAGAGATTGCGTCGTCGATGGAGACCTCGGACTTCGGGATTGACTTTGAGAATCCTGAGGCCATTCTGGACATGCTGCGCAATCCTCAGGGCAATGAGACCTTGAACGACATCGCCGAGCGTGCCAAGGTCATTCTGGAGGACAAGATCAAGACGGGGAAGATTAACCAGCAGGAGCTCATTCGCGAGATTGAGATGCTCCGGGCCAAGTTCACCTCCACCTTCGGGAAGTATCTGAACGAGATGGTGGTGGGCGATGCAGGGGGAGGCACGACCGGCAATACGTCCGCCCAGATTCTCTCGCACTCCCCTGAGGCTCGTCGCGCCCGTATGCTCGCCCGTCTCCAGAAAAAGCAGAAGGAAAAAGCTCGTACCTGAAGGATAAGAGATGTCGCAACCGTTCTGGTATGACGACCCGAGTGTCTTGTTCCGGAAGGACACCTGGTCCATCTTTGTTCCGACGCCTCGCATGAGCGTGCCCGACGCCCTGAACGCCGTGGTTCGCTTTTCCGTCTATCTTTCCGCCCTCCTCTTTCTCACCTCGCTGGACCCCTGGTATCTCCTCATCGTGCCTGCGGTGATGCTGCTGACCATCTTCCTGCGGGGATGGTTCCCCGAGGCCAAGAAGATGGTGGAGTCTTTCGTGAGCTCCTACGTGGGGGAAGATGTGACGCTCCCGACTCCCGACAACCCGTTTATGAATGCCCCGCTCACGGACATTCTGGACAATCCCGACCGCCCTCCGGCGCCTGCAGACATCACGACCAAGGACGTGCGTGAGAAGATCAACACCGCCTTTGCGAAGACGTCCAGTATCTACCTGGACACCTCCGATGTGTATGACCTCGTCCAGTCCCAGCGCAATTTCCACACCGTCCCCGAGGATGACCACGCGGGTCTCCTGAAGTTCCTCGGCAAAGATGCGCGCTCCGACAAGCTCCTCTCAGAGAGCTACGTAGTTGCGAAGGGTACGGCGGAGGAGCTTCCGCTTCCCAACGCGGTGAGTCCGGCGGCGCCGCTTTGAGCCCCCCTTCTTCGGCTTGACATCTAGCTCCTTCAGAATCTCGTCGCCGGAGGACTTCTCGCCCGACGTCTTCTCTTCGGTTCCGTCCGCCTTCTTATGCTTCATCGTCGGGAAGCCGTTGACCTTCTCCTCGTCGGGTGTGGCATCCATATCCACCTCAATGATCTCCATCTCCTTGGGGGCCTTCGCCTTGGCCTCCTCCCACGCGGGCTTGTTCGCCTCACAGTGGGGGCACCCAATCATATAAAAGAGCACAAGGCACGGACGACGCGCAAGCGCCTTCTTGGCGTCGTCCTTCCGGCTCGCTCCTTCAAACGTTGGCATTTATATAGACAAGGAGAAATGGCGACCCCCGTCCAGAGTCCCATCTACCAGAGACCCCTTCCCGATTCAACTGCGTCGTTGCCCCAACGGCTTCCCACGGAGCCTGGCGGTCCCATCTTCAAGAGCTACGGGGATTACCTCGTCGCCACGCAGAAGGATGTTCGCCCGAGCTCTAGCTACAATGCGACGAGTACGACCTGGACAGGCTTCCTCGAGTTCAAGCCGCGCGATATGGAGATCCAGAAGAAATACGATGCGATGTCGCCGTCGTGGGAGGGCGTGGACTCCAGTATGAAGGCGGT